CCAGGCATGGGCGGCAGCGGCCGGGCTCATGCGATCCCCGGGTCGTGATACGCGCGCAGGAGCTCGCGCACGGGCACCGATAGATCGCCGGGTTCGCTCGGCCGCGGCGGGTTCTCCGTGTCATCGCCGCGGAACCGATAGAGCTCGCCGGTCTGCACCAGAATCGCGGCCACGACGACCGGCGGCACCGCGCCTGCGGACCACGTATCGACGATGGCTTTCGATCGCGGCGTCGTACTGCACCAGCCGAGGATGTGCGCTTCCGCCTGGTCGGCAAGACTCTGCAGATCGGTATCCTCCGCGGTCGTCGTGATCCGCAGGCGCGCCTTGACCTGATCGAGCGTCACGAAGGTCGTCACGTATGCCGCCTGGTGTCGTCGTAGACCTGCTGCCAGTCTTTCCCTTTCGGGCCTGGCGGGCCTGGCGGGCCGTCCTTGCCGTCGCGGCCGTCCTTGCCGCGCTTAACCTTGAGCGTCCAGGCCTTCGAGCCGTCGCCCGGCTTGGCCGTCGTCGCCGTGTGGCAATGCCACTCAGCGCCGGACCACGTCACGCCGTCGCCCGGCTCGTAGGCGCGGCCCTCGAGCCAGATGCCGCGGTAGATGTCGACGGCAAAGGCGGCCGTGCCGATCTCCTTGACGACGTCGCCGCGGATCGCCGTGATCGTGAACGAGCGATCATCGCGTTGCGTCACGCCGAGATCGTCGAAGCCGAGGCCGTCGACGCCGTCCCGGCCGGCGGGACCCGGCGGCCCGGGCACGGGCGCCCGCGTCTCGAGGACGGCCAGGCGCTCGCGCATGGCGCCGATCTCGGTGACGGCGCCGGCCAGGTGGCGGATCTGCGCATCGGTCACGGTCACCTGCGCCGCGAGCTCGCCCACGGCCCGCTGCACGAAGGCCCGCACGACCGGCGCGATCCCCTCGACGATGGCGGTGAGTTCGTCCTCGGTCATGCGGCCACGTCCAGGGCTTTGCTCAGGAGATGCTGGATACTCGCCGCCACCTGGCCGGCCGGCACGGCTGGCGCGGCCATAGGCGCCGGCCGGGGTTTCGCAAACGGATCATTGGCGTCGCGCTGCGCGAGCGCCTCGAGGCTGAACATCTGCTGCTGCATGTACGGCGTGTCGCCGCCCTTCACGCGTCCGAGGCCGAAATACTTCCGGCGCGCTTCATCGGGCGACATGCCGCCGCCGCCGATGCCGTCTTTCGCCGCGGCCGTTTTCGTCGACGTGTCCATCCAGATCAGATCGTCAATATCGAATTCCGTCCCGTACTGCGTGCCGTCCGCGAGCGGATCGAGAATGCCGAGCCCCTCGTCGAGGCTCGTCTCGAGGTTCGTCATCAGCGACTGCAGACATTGCGCGAGGTACTGCTGCAGGAGCGGCTCGACGTTCGCGTACGGCGGCGGCGGGCCCACGCCAATCATGTACGGCTGGACGTGATAGCAACTGCAGACCGTTTCCGCCGTCCACTTCAGTTGCTCGATGAGCTGCGCATCGACGGCGTTCATCGTGAGCGGCGTGAACTTGATGTCGGCCGTGATGACGGCGACCTTCCCGGCATTCGCCGGGCCGTTGAAGGTCTCCCAGTCCGTCTTGGCCTGGGCGAGCTGCTCGGGTGACATGCCGGCCGGGGCCACGAGGAGGCCGCTTGGCCGGCTGCCGTTGGTGAAGAACTGGCCGGAGGCCTGCTGGATCGCGAGTCCCTGCGCCGCGGCCAGGCCGCACGCGAAGATCGGCGACACGCCGACCAGCGGGTGGAACAGGCAGACCATCGTGTCGTGAATGAGTTCCTTCGCCGGCAGGATGACGGAGTCCTGCGTGAGCCCGGCGAGCTCACCCGAGAGATCATCGCGGCGGAGCTCGTAGTAGATGCCGCCATCCGGGGCGACGAGCGGCTTGACGCGATTGGGATCGAGGACATAGAGCGCGACGACGACGCCGCGAGCATCGCGTTGCTTCAGGACGAACGTATTCCCCCAGATCAGTTTCGAGGTGATCCACTGTTCGACGAACTTGTTGATCGTCTGATAGCGGTTCGGCTTGCGCAGCACCGGCGAGAAGGCCGGCGATTCGGTCGGCTCCCAGATGTCCTCGTCCGTCCGCTCGACGAGCTGCAGACAGAGCTTGCCGATATCGGAGGCGATGAGCGTGACGCAGGAGAACACCGCGGAGTATGCCAGGGCGAGATCGCGCCGGCCCTCGACGTTGGCCTGCCACGCCCCGGTGTAGGGCTCGCGCACGACGAGCGGGAACCAGCCGCCGCGGGTGCTATCGAGGCCGTTCGGCGCCGTGAGCGGTGGCGCGGCCTTCGCGGTGAGCTCCAGGGATCGGCCGAACCACTCCAAGCGGACCGTCGGCATCAGGCGCCTGGCGTACTGTTGCCACTCCGCGCCGCCTCCGTGAACGTGAACGACAGCACGTTCGAGAGGTTGCCATCGCTGGCGCGCACCTGCACCGGCACGACGGCCGGCGCCTGCCAGACGGCCATGTTCACGCCGGTCGTGAGCTCCGTGTCCGAGACGACGGTCGTCGGTTCGTCGTAGCCGTTCCAGACGATGACGCTCTCGGACGTGAACCCGCTCCCCATGACGTGGACAGTGAAATCCGGCGACCCGAGCGCCACCGTCGACGGCGTGAGGTCCGTGAGCGTCGGCGGCGTGATCGGCCCGTCGACCCAGCCCTCAATCGAGACGAACCCGATCCCGCGCAGCGTTTCCGCGAGCGCCCGATCCGTCACGGCATACGTCTCGCCTTCGGCGTGCGCCTGGTCGTGTTCGGTGTGATACGTCCGCGCCGTCACGTTGATCGCGTCACCGGCCATGCTTGGATCCTTTCGGGACACGTGGCGGCTCGCTCTCCGGCGGCCTGACGATGGTGGCGAACCCCGCGACCTCGAGCGCCAGCACATGCTCGGGCGCCACGAGAATCGTGTCACCGGGCTGCGGGTACTGGCCGTCCCAGTACCCGCCGCGCTGCACGATCATCGGAATGGGCGACTCGTCCATGTCTACGCGCCGTAGGTCGCCACGGTGTACTGGACGACGCCCGCCCGCGCTTTCTTCCAGTTGATGAACCGCTCGGCGCGCAACCCGACGAAGTTGTTTTGCCAGAGGGAGGTCATCACTGTCGTCGCCAGGACGGGATTGTCCGGCGCCGAGTCCATCTGCAGCGACGCTTCGCGGCTGACGTCGATCGTCACGCCGCCATCGTCGGCATACAGCACCGCCTTCGGCTGCACCAGGGCGACGGTCGTGCCGGCGGCCTGGGAGACCACGGCCTTGTAGCCCATGATCGTCCCGCCATCCTGGCCGATCCCCGGGAACAGCGGCTGGCAGAGCGGATTGAGCGCGTTGGTGAGCGCGAGCGCGTTTGTCTCGGACAGGATCAGCACCGCGCCCGCGGTGGAAATGCCCGCCGCGGTCATCGCGGCCGCGAGCGCCTGGATGTCCGTCCGCGCATTGGCCGGCGAGGTGCCGGCGGTCGTGATCGGCGTTACGCCGTTGGTCACCGAGCCCGGTGACACGCCCGCGACGGCGGCCTTCGTCGGGTCGATAAATTCGGTATCGAGGAAGGCGCTGATTCCGGCGACCATGTCGCGGCGGATCACATCTTCGGCCGAGGGCGTGGACGTCCGCGCCAGCTCCTCGGTGATGACGATGATGCCGGCCGCCTTCGTGATCGCGAGCGTGATCGTGCCGAACTGCAGCTTGCCCACCGGTTTCGGCGCGCCCTGGCCGACCCACTGGTACGTGCCGCCGCCGGTCTGCGAGGCGACCGACACATTGAACGGCACTTTGAAGAACGTATCGACCTTGCCGAGGATCGTCGCCGGCCGCAGGAGCGCCAGAAATTCGCTCGTGAGCGGCGTCAGGGGCGCGAGCGGACCGGCCCACGTGGCATCGGTGGTCGTGCCGGCGGCCACGGCGGCCTTGAGCGCGAGCTCCACTTCGGGTGTGGAGTCGTGCCAGCGCCGGGCATACTCGATCGCGTCGGCGTTCGATCCGCGGCCCATCGCCTTGGCCTGGCAATAGCGGATAAACGCCGTCGCCGGCGCGAGGTTGCTCTTGACCGAGATGATCGGCACCCCGCCGCGCTCGCGGCTGGCGTCGTCAGGATTCGCGGCCGTGATCGGCGTCGCCTTGGCGATGGAGACTTTCTCGAGGTCGTGCATTCGCACGAGATGCGCATCGACGGCCTTGAGCTCGGTGGCGAGGCCGTCGTATTCCTCCGTCTCGGCCTGGTCGAGCGTCGCGCCGGCCTCGGCGGCCTTGGTCATGATCGCCGTCATCCGCGCATGTTTGGCGGCGCGGGTATTCTCGAAGTTCGTGATCTGTTCGGCGAGGGTTTTCTGTTCCATGTGCGGCACGCTCTTTTCGGCGTGCACGATCGGGAGAGGGTCCCTGACGCGGGACGGATGACGGCCAGACGCGGCCAGGGCGAGCGATTTGATGGACTGAATGGTCGCGCCGGCATTCGCCGGAATCGCGACCAGGGAGAGTTCGAGGATTTCCGATTTCAGAAAGCGGAACCCGCCGGTCTCCTTGTTGAAAGCCTCTTCGATGGAGCGGAACCCGATGGAGACGCCGGCCAG